CGCCCTACGGTTCCTTGCTGGGGCGTCCGGTGTTTGTTTCCCAGCACGCCAACTCGTTCTCGGGTCAAGGCGATGTGCTCCTGGTGGACCTGTCTTACTACCAGACGATCACCAAGGCGGGTGGCCTGCAGACGGCAACGTCGATGCACCTGTACTTCGATGCCGACCTGACTGCCTTCCGGACCACCTTCCGTATGGATGGCCAATCCAAGGTTTCCGCACCGATCGCGCCTGCCAAGGGCAGCGCCACGATGTCCCCGTTCATTCAACTGGGCGCGCGCTGATCGCCCTAACTTCTAAGGAGAACATTCATGTTTCCCAACGCAAAAGGCAGCGAACTGCTTGCCATCCTCGCCACGCTAGACCCTGTCAGTCAGGCAGCCGGAACCGCCACCACTGGCTGGATCTCTGCTGCTAACCACCATGGTCTTCTGGCCATCATCCAGACCGGAGTTCTTGGTACGGGCGCCGCGGTTGATGCGAAGCTTCAGCAGGCCCTGGATACCTCAGGTACCGGTGCCAAAGACATCTCTGGCAAGGCCATCGCTCAGATCGTTAAAGCCAGCGGCGACAACAAGCAGGCGCTGATCAACGTCAAGCCTGAGGACCTGGATACGGTCAATGGTTTTGGCTTTGTGCGCCTGTCGGTTACGGTGGGCGTGGCTGCTAGCCAGACCGCAGCTCAGGTGCTTGGCGTCAACCCGCGCGAACTGCCGGCAAACACCGCCAACCAAGCCGCTGTTGTGCAGATCGTCTAAATGCCTCTGCAACTCGTCACACCACCCGCAGGGGAGCCCATCTCACTGGCTGAGGCGAAGCTTCATCTGCGGGTGGACGGTGGCGACGATGACCCGCTGATCGGCTCGCTCATCACCGCTGCCCGCCAAGCTGCCGAGACCATCACCGGCAGGCAGTTGATGACGGCCCGCTGGAGACTGGTGCTCGACGCCTTCCCTGGGCCGTCGCTGATGCACGCAGGGTCAGGCGCGTCATTCAGCTTGCCAGCACACGCCATCTTGATCGCCAAATGCCCGGTTCAGTCGGTGTCTAGCGTCGAATACCTGGACATGAACGGCACCCCCCAGGTGCTGCCTGCCAGCGACTACGTGCTTGATGCGGCCTGCGAGCCGGCGCGCCTGACCCCCGTGTTCGGTAAGACTTGGCCGCCGACCTTGCCGCAAATCGGAGCCGTTACGGTTACTTTCGATGCGGGCTACGGACCTGCCAGCGAAGTACCCGAGGGGCTAAAGAGTTGGATCAAGCTGCGCGTAGGAAGTCTCTACGGGCATCGGGAAGAAATGGCTGTTCTTTCTCGCGGTCGCATTGATCCCTTGCCCTTCGTGGATGGCTTGCTCGACGGCTTCAAGGTGAGCCTCGTATGAGTGTCTTGAGCGCAGGCCAACTGAACCACCGAATCCGGATTCAGCAGCCAACGACGGTCAAGGACTCCTTGGGGGCGCCAACGCAAGTCTGGGCCGATGTGGCTACGGTGTGGGCTGATATCCAGCCACTTTCAGGTCGCGAAGCCCGCATCGCAGACCGGGTGTCAGCGGAATTGACTCATCAGATCACGGTGCGCCACCGCCCCGATCTGGATGATCCGCAGGCGGTTTCCCGGATGCGGGTGCTTTTTCGCGGCCGGACTTTTGCTATTCACGCGGCGCTCAATGACGATGAGGCCAATGTGTCCGTGATCCTTTTGGCAAGCGAAGGAATTCGGGATGGCTAAGGTTGAAACGGTTCGCATCGAAGGCCTTGCCCAGTTGGACCGAGCTCTTAAAGAGCTTCCCCAGCGTATCGCTAATCGTGGCCTTAGGGCTTCGGTCTACGCCGGCGCCAAGGTGATCCGCGATGAGGCGCGCTCCCGGGCTCCCAAAGCCGCTCAGTCACTTGGCCCCAAGCAGCCTCCGCCCGGCACGCTCAAGCGCTCGGTGATCATGAAGCACATTCGAGAGCTTTCCGGTGGCGGCAGGCAGACGTTCTATGTGTTGGTGCGCCACGGCAAGAAGTACCGCAACCAAGGCAAGCGAGGCAACCTCTCGCAAGACGCCTGGTACTGGCGCTTCTTGGAGTTCGGGACCCGCAAGATGGCCGCCCGGCCTTTTCTGCGTCCTGCTCTGGAGTCTCGCAGGCGTGAAGCCGTGGATGCCATCAAGCAGCGCTTGTCGGAGCGAATTGAGATCGAGGCCAAGGCCTTGAATGGGCGCTAGCGATGCAGGACTTTTATGACGCCATCAAGCATCTGGCCTCCGGCCAGGTGTACGCCGTTGTCGCGCCTGCTGATGCGCAGTACCCAACACTGGTCTATACGCCCATTGACGAAGAGCGGGTCATCGCTCTGGATGGCCCTAATCCGCTCAAGCGATCGCGGGTTCAGGTTGACGCCTATGCCCGAACGTTAGTCGCCTGCGAACAGTTGCAGGACCAGGTGCTCTCGGCACTGCTCGCGGACATCAACACCGTAGCCGATGTGCGCATGGGCCTGACTGATTTCGACCCTCAAGCCGGCATCTACCGGATTTCTATGGACTTCACCTACTACCGGTAACGGTAGGCGAGTCGTCCGCCCCCTCGTTTGTTATTTCTTTCACCTGGAGGCCTTTTATGCCTAGTACTGCGATCACCGCGCAGGGCATCACCATTGCCCGCTTCGGTACCACCACCTTCGAGACCATACCCAACGTCGTGTCCTTCCAAGGGCCTGGCGGCCAGGCATCGGTCATCGACGTTACCAATCTTGGATCGACCTCAAAAGAGAAGCGAGTTGGCCTTCGAGATGAGGGACAGCTCTCGCTATCCCTGCACTTCAACCCGGACGACACCGTGCATCAAGGCTTGCGCACTGACCGGGCAAACCGCGCCCGTCGGCAATTCAAGATCACCTTTACTGACACGACGCCCGCAGCCACCTGGACTTTCTACGGCTATGTAACGCAGTTCAGCGTGCAAGGTGGCGTGGATGCTGTGGTCGAGGCCAGCGTCACGATCGAAATCGATGGCGATATCACGGAGGCATGAAGTACATGAACATTCTTTCCAAAGACGCCATCCTGGCAGCCGATGATCTGCCGCGCGAGACCGTTCACGTACCCGAATGGGGCGGGGACGTGTATGTGCGCACCATGAGCGGCACCGACCGCGACGCCTTTGAGACGAGTCTCATTGCCCGAGAAGGCGAGCGGGACGGCCGCATGGAAAACGTCCGGGCCCGTCTCGTGGCGCTCACCTTGTGTGACGAAGCAGGCGCTCGTCTTTTCGAGGATGGCGAGATCGCTGCCCTGGGCAGAAAAAGCGCCCGCGCGCTCGATCGTGTCTTTGCGGTAGCCCAGCGCCTGAACGGCATCGGGACTGAACAGGCGGCGGCAGCAAAAAAGGCCTGAAGGCCAACCCCACCCGACGGTTCGTCTTTCGCCTGGCGCTTGCGCTGGGGATGCCGGTACGCGAGCTGCTTGCCCGCATCGGGTCAGACGAACTCACCGAGTGGATGGCCTTTTACCAACTTGAACCCTTTGGCGACATGCGTGCCGATCTCAGAAGCGGAGTGATTGCTTCGACCTTTGCAAACGCCAACAGGGCCAAACACGCCCGTGCGTTTTCGCCGGAAGACTTCATGCCTTTCGCCGAACGTGCCGAGCCTCGCGATGATGCCCGCGCAAACGTTGCCCGGTTCAAGGCCATGTTTGCTCATAAGGTGAAAAATCATGGCTGACCTTGGCTCCCTTGTTGTCAAGCTCTCGGCCGAGACCTCCGAGTTCAGGGCCGATCTGGGGCGCACGGCGCGCCTCCTGGACCGCCACGCCAATGACATGAAGGCGTCGCTTGGGCAAGTGGCAACGGTGGCCAAGACCGCATTTGCCGTGGCGGTCGGCGCTGCTTCGGTCGGCGCCCTCCGAGATTTCATTGATCGGACGATTGAGGCAACGGCGGCTTTGCAACAGTTGTCCGAGCAGACCGGTGCGAGCACTACCGCTTTGTCTGGCCTGGCCCCGGTAGCAACGATCTCGGGCACCGCCATGGAGACGATTGGAACCAATCTCTCCAAACTCTCCAAAGCGCTCGCTGGAGTGGATGACGAGGGGGCAGATGCCAGCAAGGCGCTACAGTTTCTCGGGGTCACTGCCAAGGATTCGGGCGGTAATCTGCGCGATCCGGCCGAGGTGCTCAACGATGTGGCCTTGAAGCTGGCTGAGTTCGAGGACGGTGCCGGTAAGACGGCACTTGCTATGGACCTGTTCGGCAAGTCTGGTGCCTCAATGCTGCCATTTTTG